ATACAAGGCGTAAAGCTTGTAGTTAACGGAATTAAAGCCGCAGCCGACGAAGCCAAGGAAGCGTTTGACAGCATTAACGAATGCGTCGAGTCAGGGAGGAACTTAGCCGAGTCGCTTTCACCGGTGAAAAAGTTTTTCTCAGCGGCAGGTAAATACGAAACAAACAGAGCGCAGTTAGAAGAAGCAAAGGTAGCGCAGGAAGAGGCGATAGAACGGGGTGAGACGGTAGCTGACCATATGTCGGATGCCGAGTACGTGATGGAGTTGATGGCGATAGACCGCCAGATTAAGCAGTACTACGACGACATCAAGCACATCTTTATCTATCACTTCCAAGAAGCTGGGATGTGGGACGAGTTCTGGCAGCGTATGGGTAAGCTACGCGCCGACCGGGAAGCCAAGGCAGAAGCCAAGCGCCGTGCAGAGACCGAGAAGCGGTTGCATGAAAAAGCCGAAGCCATGAAAAAGAAGCGGGCTAAGGCCAAGCAGATCGAGACAATACAGGCTGTGCTGGCGATGATTGTGATATTTGCGCTGATTGCTGGCTTTGGTTACTTTATGAGATGGATGTTCCAACAAGGAGGTTGACATGCTAGGACTTGACGCGCTGCTGGGTATCGGCGGCAAACTGATTGATAAACTGATTCCTGACCCGGAAGCCAAGGCCAAGGCGCAACTGGAACTCGCCAAGATGGCGCAGGATGGTGAGCTTGCCAAGATGGCGAACGACACTGACTTGTACAAGACCGAGCAGAACAATCTGACGGATCGCTTAAAAGCTGACATGGCAAGCGATAGCTGGCTGTCCAAGAACATCCGGCCTCTGACGCTGATCTACATTCTGGTGGCGTATCTGGTGCTGGCAATCCTTGACGCTGCGCTGGTAGACATTGCCGACTCCTTTGTTGAACTGCTGGGGCAGTGGGGGATGCTGGTGATGTCGTTTTACTTTGGTGGCAGAACGCTTGAGAAGATCATTGATATGAAGGCCAAGAAATGAAAGAGAACTTCGACGAAGCCCTTAAAGCCATCCTGAAGCACGAGGGCGGTTTCGTAAATCATCCAAAAGACCCCGGTGGCATGACGAACCTTGGCGTGACCAAGAAAGTCTGGGAAGAGTGGGTAGGCCACGCTGTTGACGAAAAGGCAATGCGCGCTCTGACGCCTGAAACGGTAGGCCCGATGTACAAGAAGAAGTACTGGGATGCGGTCAAGGCTGATGAGATGCCGGATGGTCTGGACTACCTGATGTTTGACTTTGCCGTTAACGCGGGTCCCGGTCGCGCGATCAAGACCATGCAGAAAGCTATCGGCACCACCCCGGACGGTGCTATCGGCCCCAAGACTATGCAGTCATTAAAAGATGCCAATCAGAGCGAATTAGTGGCAAAATTCAGTGCAGAAAAGGAAGCGTTTTACCGCAGTCTGCCTACGTTTGCGACGTTCGGTAAAGGGTGGCTGCGCCGGGTGGCAGAAGCCAAGACCCACGCTGAATCCATGCTGGCTTAATAAGGAATAACCGTGCCTTTACAGAAACTTGCATTCCGTCCGGGAGTAAACCGTGAAGGCACGACGCTTGCCAACGAAGGTGGTTGGTATGACTGCGACAAAATTCGTTTCCGCTCTGGCTATCCTGAAAAGATTGGCGGCTGGGCGGCGCTGTCCTATAACACCTTCCAAGGCGTATGTCGGTCTTTATGGAACTGGGTAACGCTAAAACAATTTAACCTACTAGGCGTTGGCACAAATTTAAAGTTCTACATAGAGAGTGGCGGTGCGTATTACGACATTACCCCTATCCGACTTAGCACAACTAACACCACTACGTTCGCCGCAACAAACGGATCAAAAACTATTACAGTAACTGATACCGCAGCATCCGGTTTACAGGTAGGTGACTTTGTTACTTTTTCTAACGCGGTTAGTCTTGGTGGGACGATAACAGCGGCAATTCTTAACTCAGAGTTTCAAATCCAATCCGTTTTATCGGGCACCTCTTACACCATAACTTCTTCCGTTGCAGCCAATGCTTCTGACGTTGGGAATGGCGGGGGTAATACCGATGCCGCATACCAGATTAGTGTTGGTCCTCCTATTAATACAGTGGGTACAGGATGGGGCGTATCTCCGTGGGGTGGTTTTATACCCGGTATTACGTCATCTACACTAAACGGTGGGATTGATGCCGTAGTCACTACAATTACAGTTGTAAGCACTTCCGCGTTTACCACATCCGGTGCAATTTGGATTAATGGTGAATACATAACGTATTCCGGTAAAACCGCAACCGACTTTACAGGCTGCGTTCGCGGGGCAGATGGTACAACAGCAGCTTCTCAACTTTCTGGCGCGGTAGTATCGCAGGCTACTTTGTTTCCGGGTTGGGGTGAAGGGTATAACAACTCAAATGTCCCAATAGAGTTACGACTCTGGAGTCAGGCTAACTTTGGTGAGGACCTATTGTTCTCGCCACGCGGCGGTGCGCTCTATCTGTGGCAACCCGGCGCGGGTGTGGCTCCTGCGTTCACTGCACGGGGCACTTTAGTTTCTGGTACGGACGTTCCGGCGTTTATTAATGAAGTCCTAGTTTCTGACACCTCGCGTATTGTTATTTGTTTTGGGTGTAACGACTACGGCGCTTACGGCACAACGCCTATAGACCCGCTGCTCATTCGTTGGTCTGCGCAGGAAAGCTACACCGATTGGACCCCTGCAGCAACAAACCAAGCGGGTAGTTATAGACTTTCTCATGGCTCTACAATTGTTGGAGCTTTACAAACCCGCCAAGAAATTGTGGTGTGGACCGACGCTGCTATTTACTCGATGCAGTATCTTGGCCCACCGTTTGTGTACGGCTTCACGCTCCTTGCGGATAATATTTCTATTGCGTCTCAGAACGCGATGGCAACTGCTGCGGGTGTAGTGTATTGGATGGGCATAGACAAGTTTTATGTTTATTCAGGCCGGGTTGAAACGCTACCTTGCTCGGTACGTACTTATATATTTAGCGATATTAACCGTAGTCAATTTTCGCAGTTCTTTGCTGGAACTAATGAAGGCTTTAGTGAAGTTTGGTGGTTCTACTGTTCTGCCAACAGCGACGTTGTGGACCGTTACGTCATCTTTAATTATCTAGACCGCGTCTGGTATTACGGCGTTTTGGGGCGTACGGCTTGGTTAGATTCCCCACTACGGGACTTCCCACAGGCGGCAACCGATGGCAACATTATTGTGTTCCACGAAGCGGCGGTGGACAACGGCGAGACTAACCCACCAACAGCTATTAATTGCTACGTGCAGTCTTCGGACTTTGATATTGGTGACGGCCACAACTATGGGTTTGTCTGGCGTATCATTCCAGACCTTACTTTTGACGGCTCGGACACAACCGGTGCTACATCGGATAAGCCGTTTGTGCAGTTCACAGTACGCCCTAAGCAAAACCCCGGCGCAAACTACGGAACAGCCTTGTCCCCAACAGTAACTTCAGCGCAGAGCTACGCTGGAACGACTACTTACAACGTGCAGCAGTTCACCGAGATTATTTATAGCCGGGTGCGCGGTCGCCAGATGGCGTTTAAGGTGGAGTCAAATAGTATTGGCACCCAGTGGCAGTTGGGTATCCCACGTATCGATGTGCGGCCTGACGGTAGAAACTGATGACGACAAATGTTGTAGTTACTGAATCTATACAGCTTACTCGGACGAAAGCTCCTGCGCTGCCGTTTGCTCCTGTGCAGTATGACCGGTCGTATCAAGACACACTTAACAATATTCTGCGCCAGTACTTCAACACACTGGACAACTTGATAGGGCAGTTGACACTTATGGCTTCTATAAACGGATCAATACCGGTAGCCCTTGGGGGCACGAATCTGGATGCGTTTGGGCGTTTGCGGGTAAGCAATCCTGAGACTTTGTTTGATTCTTCACACCGCTATTCAGATAACAACTTATGGGCAGATGATATTACAGGCACCGCCGCCGCGACGTTTAGCGCGGATGAAGGACTTGTTAATCTAACCGTAGGGTCGGCCAGCGGTGATGAGATTATCAGAGAAACCACAAAAGTATTTTCGTATCAGCCGGGCAAAAGTTTGTTGGTCATGTCTACGTTTGTAATGGGCACTGCCAAAGCAAACTTGCGCCAACGCATCGGTTATTACGGTGCGGGGAATGGCATTTATTTTGAGCGCGTTGGCACAAGTCTGTACATGGTTGAACGTAGTAGTGTCACGGGTGCAATGGTAGATACGCAAATTGCCCAAGCTAATTGGAACCAAGACACATTAGATGGATCAGGCACGGCATCAAACCCTTCAGGACTTACGTTGGATGCGGCAAAAGCTCAAATCCTGTACATGGATGTTGAATGGCTAGGGCTTGGTACTGTGCGTACAGGATTTATTATCAATGGCGCGTTTATTCCGGTGCATAACTTCAACCACGCCAACCTCGTCAATACAACGTACATAACGACAGCTTCATTGCCCTTGCGGTACGAGATGTCAAACACCGCTGCCACATCGGGAGCGAGCACGTTGAAGCAGGTTTGTTCTACCGTCATATCAGAAGGTGGCTATCAGTTGGCGGGGGCGCAGCAGTCTATCGGCACCACTATTAATTCTCCTGCAACACTGACCACAGCGGGCACTTTCTACCCCCTAGTATCACTACGGCTAAAAACCACAAGGCTGGATGCTATTGCTATTTTGACAGCGGTATCTATCTTGGGCGTTACCAATAATGTGAACTACAAGTGGGAAGTGGTTGCGCGAGGGGCAACAACCGGTGGTACATGGGTGAGTGCCGGTACAAACTCAGGGGTGGAATACAACATCACCGGCACGGCGTTTTCCAGTACGGGCGGGCGTATTCTGGCAACCGGATTCTTCCAAGGGTCTAACCAAGGCTCCTCCCCCGTGGATATTCTCAAAGAAGCTTTGTTTGCTTCCCAGCTTGAGCGGGACCCGTTTGTTCCAACCCCCTACGAACTAACGCTGGCCTGTACAGCGGACACCAATGGAGCACAGGTTTTAGCCTCGCTGGATCC